AGCTGCTTCTTTGTTTTGGATAGTTTCTTCATTTTTTGGTGCTTCTTTAACTTCTATTTGTTCTTCCATAATATAATATAATAATTAATTGTTTTTTATCTTGGTTCAAATCTCGATAAATCAATACCGCCTAAAACATCATTTCCTTTTGATTCAAAAGATTTTTTTGGTTTTCCGGTATCTGGTGGCCCAACAATACTACTTACTGATGCCTTTACATTTGCAACTTCTTTTTGAGTTTCTGATTGCTTATCTACTAACTCTTTTTGAGCTTGTAATTCTAATTGTTTTAATTTAACATTTAAATCATATTCAAATTGCATTAATTCTTTTTTAGATCTTGCTTCAACTTCAAGTTTCTTAATTTCAAATTCTATATCTGCTTTTCTATATTGTATTTTAGATTCTGTTTTAACCTGTTCAGCTTGAGCTTTAGCATTTTCTATCTCTATTTGTGCCTGTCCTTGAGCTTCAGCTTGCGCTATGCTTGCAGCTTGTGCTTGTTGCTGATCAGCTTGTTGTTTTTTTATTCTTCTAAATTTCAATAACTGATTAGCTAATTGTATATTCTTTATTTCTCTAACATCAATAGCATCCTCTAAAAATATACTCTCTCTAGATAAAGCCATTTGTATATTTGCTTCGAGTAAAGTTTTTTCGTGTTCATCAGGGGCTAACTCCAGAAAAATACCAAAATCATGTAAATGTAAATCTTTCATTTCCTCTAAAGACCCAACCGAAAATGGTCCTAATGCCCCTATAAAAGCTTCTTTAGTAGGATGATACTCCAAAGCATCTTTAAATCTCAAACCAATACATTGCGCTAATCTTTTAGTAATATTCATGCTACTATCTAAAATATGTCTTGTAGCTACATTACTATTAGCTGCTGCTAATTTTTGGACCCCAACTAATGATTTAGGATCTGGATCAGAACCATCCCTAGCTTCATTTAAACCAGTTATATCCCTAATCATTTGTATATATTGATTATAAGCTGCAACTAGAATTTGTATTTGGTTACCTCCACCACCAGGTAATTCTGTAATAGGAATTTTACCTAAATTTTGATCTCCTTCTGTAGTTAAAGATCTACCTATAATAGATCCTGTTTGGAAATACATATTTAATGCTTCTTGTGGATTATAATTAGTTCCATTACCTAAATCAATTTCTGCTAATCCATCAGCATCTAAATATACACCTGATGGTGTCATTTTTTGAATAGCTTGCTGCATTTTTAAATGAGTAAGTTGAATCAAATCTGCATAAGGCATCATTTTAGATACTAAAGAATTAATTGCTCCTCTATATATTCTAGGAGCGCTTACTACATAATTCATTAATACTAAATTAGTATTGGAATTTGGTCTAACTATATTAGAAGCTTTTTCCCATTGTAATATTGTATTAGTACCTAATATTGATACACCTTCATAAACAGTTTCTACAGCTTCTGCAACTTTTTCAAATCTATTTCTTTTATCATTAGGTGGATTAAAAGAATCATCTTTTTGGATTGCTTTGCTTGCACCAGTAGAAGTTTCTTTTATTTTGTAAACATTGTTTTCCCAAGTTTTCCAATTAAAATATAACACTGAAACAATATTATTATCATTATTCCATGATGCATTGGTATTATCATTATAAGATGTCCAATCATAACTTTGCTTAGCTAATTGCTGGAATTCCTCATTAGATACCCCGGGGAATTGTTTCTTTAATTCATTAAGTTTAACTCTTTTTACTTCCCCAAAATAATAGCAGTCATTAAAATTAGGATCTTCTGTATAAGACCATATAAGATTAGCTGGATCTACATAATCTAATTTAATACCATCAGTATTATTAAACGTACATTTACCTGAGCCAATACCTATAGTAGTTATATCATAATCTATACGTCTTTTTATTTCATCATATCTATTAGACAAAAATACATTATTTATACCTTCTTCTTCAGCTATTTCAATACCTTGTTTATAATTTAAACTCATATATAATTGAAATTCTTCAGAATTTAAAGGCAATTGATCTTTAGGTAATGCCCTAGGTGCTTTACCTAATTCCGCCTCCATTACATTTAATAATTCCTGGGCAGCCATATCTTTTTCTATATCCTGAACAAATTTGGTTTTTCTATCTGTAGCAATAGGATCTTGTCCAACTGCTTTAATAGAAAATAACCTATCCTGCATACCGTTAACAACAATATCTACAAACTTAGGAATAATCGGAACTGGTTTCCAGTCTAAATTTAAATAAGATAAATCACCATTAACAGAAAATTCATCTTTATATTTTCCAATTGCTTGTTCACCCCTTGCGTATAATCGAAGATTATGATATTCATTAGTGGACTGATAAAATCTACCTATATTACCATCTCTATTAAACCAATCTTGTTCAATAGCTTTTGCCACTTGGAAACCATAATCAATAGATTGCTTTTCAGCATCTGAAACTGCTTGACTTGGAAATTGACTATATTGTCCTGTTGTTTGTGCCATATTTATTTTATTAACTGACTTCTTGATCCTTTATTATTATATTGTGAAAACATAAAATCAAGTTTTTTTATTGTTCTTTCTATATTTGGTCTATACATGTGTTTTCTACATGCCATAAGTGCTAGACCGCTACTAATAGACGCATCATGGGCTGTTCTTCGATTTATATCAAATCGAGCCCAATCTTCTAATGTCCTTTGAAAAAACATGTTACCATGATCTTCCCTTATTTTTCCTACATATTCTTCAATGTAAGATTCTATTGCCGCTGCATGGGCTTGTTTTATATCTTCTGAAGTATTAGGTATACCACCTAATTCTATTTCAGTTTTTGATAATTTAGATCTTAATTTATCAGGGCGATTCATTGAGAACCCCCTATAACCTCTTCTTTTAAAATGATATAATAATCTTGGTTTGTTATTTTCTGCTAGTAATGGCATACCATAAAAAACACAAGCCATTAATACATCTTCAAAAAATATTTCTGCTGTTTGCGGTCTAGAAATATATTCTAAAAAGAATTTAGTATTAGGTACATCAGGATCCATTGAAAATGTTGTTAATCCATGTAAAGCACCCTTAGAACCTCCACCACCCACTGTTCCTGAAATATCATACGGATCACAACCAAATGCTCCAAGTCCATCATTAGCTGGATAACTTATACCATTTTTACTTATTATATTATTTTGTAAATTATTTGGGGGTATCCAAGAAAGTAAAAATCTTCCTTTAAGATTAGGTTGCCAAATTACTTTACTATCTTTTATTCCGCCTCTCCAACCAAAATTACCTTTAACTATATGACCTTTCTTGGTCATTTCCTCATTAAAATCAATTTGTTCATAAATTTTGGTCAGATTAAATAAGGAATTAAAAGTTTCATCTCTAAATGCATGTTTCTCAGATCTTGGAAACTGTCTATAATATTCATTAAGCGCATCTGAATCTCTTTTTAAGCCTTCAACTTCATTCTCCCAGTGGTTAATGACTCCCGAAGAGATGTATTCACCATCAATTCCTTCAACCGGTTCTGATGGTGTATCGAAAATAGGGTACCCATACTTATTGATAAACCCTTCGAATCCCCACTCCATAGGTATGAACAAAGCATATAATCCACTTGTAGTCTGGCCATTGCGATTTCTTTCTGTGACATCTGAATTGTTATATAATTTTTTAAAATGATCCCCTCCTTTACTTAATGCATTAGAAGTAGAGCCCATCATACATTTACCTACTATTTTTGAACCGAGCCTGAGGCACGTTTTCGTGACCCTCCAGTTGTTGAGGATGTTGTCGGGCCTCTCCCATTTCCCCGATTCATCATGGACGAGGAGTTGTAATTTCTCCCCATCATAGGAGTTATCCCCGGTGTTCTTCCAATCGATGGTTGTATCCAATCCGTCCGGAATCTCCCCTTCGGGCGACGTGGTGGCTTTAATGGTGTTTCTAGTGAGTCTCCTTGAGGGAACTTTGTAGGATAATTCTGTTTTGGGGCGTTCCATCCCATCCTGGATTGGTTTGAAAAAGAATGGATAATTGGTCGATATTGGTACCACCTTATCTGTGAACATCTTCTTAGCATCTGCTCCAGTCTTAGATAAGATCCCAAACCTAGAGTCTTTTGAAGTTGTAGCCTGGTTGACACACTCAGATGATGCCATGAAACTAAACCCAGACCGTCTATTCTTAAGGTAGCACATTCCATAGGATCGTTTATCAGACTTACATGCCTCCCAAAAGTAGAAAAATATCCTATTTGCCTGTCTAAAATCCGGTGATCCCACATCAATTTTTGTCCAGTTAAGATAGATATAGTGTGATCCTGTAATGTAGCACGGCTCCATGTTGCACATGAACCAGTAACCATCATTACGATAAGTGAACTCACTATCAATATAATTGTAATATTGATCTTTAATTTTTTCTGGATATGTTTGAAAATCATATAATGTTTTTATTCTATTTAATGATTGTGGTCTTTCCTTTTTAATAAAATATTGACCTGATCTTTTCAAATTTTGACCATCTATTTTTTTAGGAGTTTGAGGTAATCCTACCTTAAGACCTTGTATTTCATATATTTCACCTAATGTTCCATCTTTACTTATTATAACACAATCTAAATCTTCATTATAACCGTAAGTAAATTTTTTATATCTATTCCAATTCTTTACTTTTTTATTAAATAAATGATCAGTAAGAACTTTATATAACGTTTGTTTATACATTATTTTATTCTATTTTCTACTCCCAAAAAAGTTTTATTTTCTTTTTTGCTTGCTTTTTTATCTGACAATTCTTCAATCTTTTCTATGATTTTTAAAGAATCTTCTATAGCAACCCATTTTGCTTGAGCTGCTGTTTTGGCTTTTTCTGGGTCTAATTCAACTAAATCTATTGTTTGCCTAATAACTTTCTCAAGTTCTATTAAAGCTTTTTCAGCTGCTGAAATTACTTTCTGTCTGCGATCCATAGTTTATTGTTATATGATTTGATAAAATACGGTAAAGTTTTTGATTTTCTATAGTAAATTCATACTCAGAATCAGGTGTAAAGCCCACAATATCTCCACAGGAGACGTTTAAGGCATCCAAATTACTATCACTATAGATTAACTCCCCTTTTAAATTTTCGTCTATTTTAAGAGCCCATTTATCATCTTCATGTATAGGTTTAACAAAACAATATCCATCTGTAGCTTTCCATTTATTATTATTTTTATATGCAAATACTTGGTCTGGGGCTACAAAATATATATTTTCACTTAAAAAATTACGTGAATTTTGTTCATCTCCTCTAATATCAATCCATTTTCTAAATACATTATGATGTACAATAATTTTATCTCCTTTCTGAATAGGCGATTTTATATCTAATGGTATAGATGTAACAGTAGCAATTCTATTTACAAAAATATGATCTCTTTCATTAATTTCTGTATTTAATATTAATTCTTTTTTATCAATATTAATTTTATTATTGTATCTGTTTTTAGTTGATATAATATAATTTTGTATAGATTTCATTTAATAATTTAAATTGTATTCTA